ATGATAAAACGATGCTACGATCCTTCAAATGCTGCCTATAGCAACTATGGAGGGCGTAGCATTGCTGTCTGTGATAGATGGTTAGGTGATACTGGTTTCGATTCTTTCTATCAGGATATGGGCACTCTCCCGAGTTCAGATTATTCATTAGATAGAATAGATAACAGTAAAAGTTATTCTTCTGATAATTGCCGCTGGGCAACTAAATCGCAACAAGCAAGGAATAGAAGAAGCTCAAAGCTGATTACGTTGGGCTCAACAACTAAAACCCTGATCGACTGGTGTGAAGAACATAAAATTAAGTATTCTGTTGTAAAAGACAGATTACGTTATGGATGGGATATTGAGAGGGCACTATCTACGCCACTTAATGTAGTGAAGGTTAAGTTAGAACAAAAGTTCGGCAGTTGGGTTATAATCAAATTATTGGGCAGTAAATCTAAATGTCGATGCGAGTGTGGTAAAACTTCTGACATAAGAAATTATGATTTGGTTAATAACAAATCTGTTAGATGTAAATCTTGTTCAAAATTAGGAAATAAATACGCAAGGACTAAAAATGAAATTCAGAATCCAAGTGAATGTACATGATTTCAAAGAAATTGTGAGCGCTAATATTGATTCATTAGCGGGTTATTCGGGCGATCCAAGAACTCTTGATGGAATATCAACTGAAGAATATTTGGATATCACAAGTGATATTGAAAAGTTAGCTCTTTCATTTGTACATAGTGAAAAAGTTTTGAAAGATTCTGGAGACCCAGATAATGATGATGACTGGGTTGATAGTGGTCAACTTAATTGGATGATTGTTGAGTTGGATACTGATGCAAGAACAGCCCGTATTATTCCTAATGTAGAAGCTAGTATTAATGATTATGATATTGGTATGGTGATCTGATGAAGAAAACGTTTATCAAGTGGTTGAAAGAGCAAAAAGACAGACAAGATCCTGTTGGTGATTTGTCACGAGATGTAATTTCAGACAGAGATTTCAAGTACGGAAGAGATTAATATAATCTCTATGATCAAATGGTTTTAAACTTTGCTTGCGAAGATGCGTTTGTTGCGTTAAAACAAGCATACAAGGAGTATCTTAAAGGCATTGGTGGTCTTGTAAAAGGAAAGTGGTCATTAATTCCCGACAATAAAACATTACTATTCAAATCAGATTTTTTCATTTATGAAGTAGATTTGGAAAGAGATGATATTTTTCAATGGGAAAAGCATTTACTTGAGACCAAACGATTGGTAATGAGCAAATCAGATATAAAAGATATGGTTACATTATGGAATCGGGCCGTACCTAGTATGTGTACCTTTTCAAGGTAAAAAAGATCTCTGGGTCAAGACTATCGAGTCAAACTCTAATAGTCGATGAGCCTCTAACCGAAGGGTGTCCCCTGATTCAAGGGATTGCTGATGCAAGCTCAGCATAGAGACCCAATGAGGAAAGAAATTGATGGAGAAATCCATGAAGACGCTCGTGTTGAGATAACTATCATTGGTCCCTCTTGGTCTCCACTTATGCGATACCGTTTCTATATGGAGCATAAGCCGGAGGATCATTTGACGGTGTGGTATATCTATAAGTTGGGTAAGTATTTGGGCACATATACTCCACCCGGTTGGTTTCTCAAATTAATAGGTCAAGTCAAATGATTAAACGAGCTGGCGTCGAGATAATGAATGAGCGCACTAAAAATGTCGCCATTGCCAAAGCAACAATCGAAATTCTCAAACAGAAACATTATACTAATCTTAATGGTGAGAAGGTAGACATCTCTGCTAGCCTTGATGCTGCGGTAGATGGAACGGTTTTGTATCGAGAACCGTTGCCCAAGAAGGATTATACGACCCATTCACCGATCATCGAGGTCACTAATGAAACTACCGCTAATGCAGCGGCTCGTTTGATTTCCCTCGGTAAAGATGTAGTGGCATTGAATTTTGCCTCTGCTCGTAATCAGGGTGGTGGATTCTTATCTGGCGCTCTAGCTCAGGAAGAAGCGCTGTGTCGCTGCTCTGGACTGTATGCCGGTCTTTTACAACGAGAACATTCTGTGTGATAACTGTTATTATACAGATAATATAATGTACTCTCCTAAGGTTCCATTCTTCCGTAATGAGCAACATTTGTTTTTAGATAAGCCATTTGAGCTTTCTATTATCACAGCCCCGGCTCCTAATCTCAACGTGGCCCAAGAGATAGATAAGAGTGCAGTAAACAAAATTCTTGTCAATAGAATGGATAAGATTTTGCAGGTTGCTCAGAGTCATGGACACAAAAATATAGTATTAGGGGCGTGGGGTTGTGGCGCATTTGGAAATGATCCTGCTGATGTTGCAGAACTTTTTAAATCGGCGTTGATAGTTCTTCCCGCATTTGAACACGTTACGTTTGCGGTATATGATACCAGAGAGCCGCCCGTAGTATATGAAACATTCAAGCAAATCTTTGGATAATAAATGGTTTGTTTACATTGTACGCTGTTCAGATGACACTTTGTACACAGGAATTACTAACGATTTAGAGCGTCGCATCAAGCAACATAATGAGGGCAAGGGAGCAAAATACACGAGAGGTCGTGGTCCTGTTGCCCTCATTAAGTCTTTCCAGTGTGTTTCTAAATCGGAAGCTCTGAAGCTGGAATATAAAATAAAACAACTATCCAAAGAGGATAAGTTGAAGTTATAGGATTCATTATGCCGTCCTGGGATCTGTCAAAAGATATCGATTTGTTAATGAAATTCTGGAGAATTAGGCTGGAAAATGGTTATGAATTCCCTAAAGATTTCAACCAGTTCCACATACAGTGCCGCAAATCTGCCTTGTTACACAGGATGTTAGAGGGCAAAGAACCTCTTCCTGTTCCACCGCCTAAGTCTCATTCCTATCCTTGGTATGAGTTGATTGAAGAGGGCATTGGTTATCCTTTAGAAGTGTGGCGCCCCAAGAGTTGGGACGCATGCTTTACTCCATATCCATCAATTGTTATTGATCAATCTCCCTGGAAACTAATTGAAGAATTAGGAGAAGACGAATGGATTGTTACTTATCCATATGGAGATTCTGATTCACAAAAATTTGCAGATGGTAAATGGCATGTTAGATGTGTGGGAAGTAGATTTCCCCAAATGACCAATTCTGACTCCTTAAATAAGTTATGGGAGATTAAGAAAATTGAAGAACCATCTACTTGAACAAACTGGAACTACGACAGACGGTAAGCCAGTCTTTAGTAAAGTTTATAAATTTTACGAAACACACGGCTTGCCTCTTAGTGTAATATTACAAGGATTTGCAGATAAAGGTTGGATGGTTGATTGGCTTGATTTTTATCAAGCAGCTCTTTCGGGCGGAATGAAGCATGATAGGATTCTTTCAAAATTAGAAGAAGCCATTTCAGATTCTTATGGGAAAGAGTTTTGCCAACACGTTATATCTACGCTAGACAACCTATTTGGACGGAAACTATGACAAGAGAAAACTTTACCTCTATTAACGTAATTATTGACGCCAGCGGCTCCATGAGAGACCTGACTACTGACACCATTGGAGGATTCAACGGATTCCTTGCCGATCAAAAGAATGTGCCAGGCGACGTTGTTTTTACTCTATGCACTTTCAATACCCAATATCATTTGGTTCATGATTTTATCAAACTATCTGATGTTCCCAATCTATCTGCACTGACATATTCCCCTAGTGGTGGCACTGCGTTATTGGACGCCATGGGTACTACCATGAACTCTGTGGGCTTTAAGCTAGCAGCCATGAAGGAAGAAGATAGACCATCTAAGGTTATCTTTTTGATCGTTACTGATGGTTTCGAGAATTCCAGCCATCGTTTCAGTAAGGCAGCCATTCGTGATATGGTCAGTCACCAAAAGGATAAGTACAGCTGGGAATTTGTTTTCATGGGCGCCAACATTGACGCTATCACTGAGGGCGCATCTCTTGGAATTGCTGTTCACAACACCTTGAACTATGATGCATCTCCTGCTGGTACTGCCAAGTTGTACCGCCGTGTATCTGAGAACATGACTAATTACCGTGGTCAAAACAGCTCTGCTGCCGACTTCTTTGGAGGTCAGGGTGGACAGGGTGGCGTTGTTACTGTCAATCCACCACTTGATTTGATTGCTCCAATCATTCCAACTTCTCAAGCTTTAAAAGGCAAAAAGTAATGTGCGCCGTCTCCGTCATCTATGATATGTTCAACAAGCAGGCTGACTCCTGGTATACCAGAGACCGTCTGCAATTGTTCGAACGAATGGTAGAGGATGCTAAGATTTTTGATAAGGAATCTGATCAACCAGATTGTGAAGATCCCGAGAAAGCGAAAGTCTTGAAACGTGTTTCTAAACTAAAGAAAAAATTAAAGTAATTGATGAAGAATGTTAAGCCTGCCGTTTGTGGTATCTGTGGTACTGCCGTACTACAACCAGAAGAAATATCTGCTGGTTGGCATAGTGGACATTACTATAAAGCCAAACTAAAAGCTAATCAAACCAAATTCTCTGAATTTGTTTTAGAGAAAGTTAGATGTTTGACTCATAAAGAATCTGGTGACCGTCGTCATTATGATAGGGACGGTTTCATTGTAGAAACTTCTGATTATGAAGATGGGTGTTTTTAAATGATTGCAATTTACGCTGGTAGCCGATCTATGCATAAATAGTTATTGTTAATATGCCACAAACAAGAGAAGAACTTAATACTAAACGCAATGCGAAGTACGCAGCCCTTTCTGAAGAAGAAAAAGAAAAGCGTAGAGCAATCATAAGAGAGCGTAATGGAAAACGCAAAGAAGAATTAAGAGAGTTGGCTAAAGAGTATCGCAGGACTCATCCAGAGTGGACTCGTGCAACACAAAAACGTGCTAGGAAAAAGTTGAGAGAAAACAATCCTGAACATCTTATTTGGATGGAAACTAAAAAGCGCGCCCAGAAACGCGGCATACCATTTGAGATTGAAGTTTCTGATATTGCTATCCCTAAACTCTGTCCGATTCTTGGAATAGAATTAAGTTTTGGTATCGGGCGAGTGCATGATGCATCTCCATCACTAGATAGAATTGTTCCTGAAAAAGGTTACGTTAAGGGAAATTGTTTTATCATCTCCTCTAAAGCTAATAGAATGAAACAAGAGAATACACTAGAAACTTTGGAGAAAATTATCTCCTATATAAAAGAGAGGATGAAATAACATGGTGAAAGCGATTTACGCAGGAACCTTTCGATCCAATCACTAATGGACATCTTGATATTGTCAAGCGCAGTATGGAGTTCTGTGACCATTTGATTATTGGAATCGGTGTCAATTCTTCCAAGAAGACTATGTTTTCTGAATTGAATCGTATCCAAATGATTAGTGAATCTGTTTCTTTTCTTAGCAAGAGAAATAATATAACGGTAACTTCTTTTGAAGGTTTACTGGTAAATTTTGCCAAGCAAGAGGGCGCCAAGGTCCTGATTAGAGGCATTCGAAATGTTTCCGATTTCGAATACGAGATCAATCTTGCAAACATCAACAAGACGGTTGCTCCAGGAATCGACACAATCTTCTTGCCAACCAGTCCGGAATTGGCGGTTGTCTCGTCTTCTATGGTCAAGGAGATTTCGAAGCATGGGGGCGATGTGAGTCGCTTCGTACCCAAGCATGTGGATCAAATACTCAAGTCCCGATTCGTCCGCGACTAAAAAATAAAATTAACTCGCGTTGACACCGCCCAAACCGTGGTTATAATTGTTTGTACCTCGGAACGGAATCCGATAAAAAATCTATCAATAACGATATATAAATGTTACCGATTCCGTATTTTATGGGGGAGTAGCTCAGAGAAAGAGCGCAAGGCATCCGTAAGGAAACCCTTGAGGTCCCTGGTTCAATTCCAGGCTCCCCCACCAGCATAGTGAATGCCGTAAGGATTACATTGGAAAAAAAATCTTTACACCTTTCGTCACTATTTACGGTGTGTATTTCCATTTGGTAATGGTTGGGTTCTGTGAAAACTCAAAAGCTCGGTTCGAATCCGGCTACTCACCCCATGTAACAAATGCCCCGAAGGGATTACATTGTCTAAGAAACAATCCGATGGAGTTCGATCCTCCTTTACGTCTGGTGACAGGAAAATCTTCTCTTCAATTTTTTGTTGTTACTTGATTCTCGCTTAGCTCATCGTTAGAGCATCACCCGTTAACGGGTGAGGGTAGGTCGGTTCAATTCCACTAGCGAGAGCCATGCTGAATGCTAGATAGGTTTACACTCGTAATGTAAAACAACTTATCAATTTCTTGTCAGCTTTATCCCGACCGACTCGATTCCTGGGAGAATCTCGCGGCTGTAACCCGCGCGCCATAGGCTATGTGGTTCGACTCCACCGGGCGGGACCAACCCACAGCGGGGCGCGAAAGCGCTCCAATGTTTTGAGACTTAAGTCATATAAGCATATTGTGGTATGTTACTTGACAATTTAATAACTTTCGGCAATTTGCATAGTCTGGTAGTGCGCTCCGTTTGGGTCGGAGAGGTCAGAGGTTCGAATCCTCTATTGCCGACCAGAATAATGTTTCTTAGTGTTATCGATTGACTGACCCTCAGTTTTTTCGGAAAGAAACAAAATGCCGCTGTAGTTTAAATACTAGAACGTCGTCCACTACGGACGGAAATGTTAGTGCAAGGCTAACCGGAGGCGCCATGTAAGTCGCGATTACAGACTGAACGTCCAGGTGAAGGAGACGTGACTGTTGGAGAGTCAACAATATGTAAACTTGAATTAAAACTGAGTTTGCATACCATGTAACAAATGCCCGATTGGGATTACATTGCTGAAAAACAATCTGATTGAGTTCGATTCTCATTAATGGCTGGCGCCAGGTAAAACATCTCTTTCACTCTTGTTGTTACTTTAAGCCGTTGTAGTTTAATATAGAACGCCGGGCATTGTAGCCCGGAAGCGCTGGCGTATAGCCAGCTGACGGCTCCACTTAGTGAATGCCGTAATGGATTACATACCAAATAATAAAAATCTATTACAATTACTTGTCACTAATATTCAAGCAGTCTCAGTGTTGGTACTGATAACCGGCTGTGGAAACCAAAGGAAAATATTCCGTTCGATTCGGAAGGTTTCAAAGATAACCGGTCTGTCCCTGGTTCGATTCCAGGTGCTTGAGCCATTCCGAACCGCCAAATAATAAGTTAACATGATATATATGGTGGTATGAGTAAGCAATCAGAAAAAGTTAAAAGATGGCGTAAGGCTTGTAAAGCTCGTATTATTAAGGCTATGGGTGGAGGCTGTTGTGTTTGTGGTTACAATAAATGCCAATCAGCTTTAGCACTTCACCATTTGGATCCGAATGAAAAAGATTTTGGACTTGGCGTAATTAGAGCCAATGTTAAAAGTTGGGCTACAATAGTTAATGAATTAAGAAAATGTATTTTAGTTTGTCATATTTGCCACTGTGAAATACATGAGGGTTTAATTTCAGTTCCTAATAATGCTCCAAAATTTGATGAAAAGTTTGCTGACTACAAGGCTCTAGAAGTGGGTGCGGAGGATATTATGACTCCTTGCCCCGTGTGTCAAAAATTAAAACCAGCAGACTTGAAAAATTGTTCCTTAGCATGTGCTGGTCGTGCAAAATATAAAGTTGATTGGGATAATTTAAATCTTGCTGAAGAGTTGAAAACAAAATCAATAGTCCAATTAGCAGAAGAAATTGGGTGCTCTGATGCCGCAATTCATAAAAGAATGAGAAAGTTAGGTTTAAAATGACAGCTAATAAAATTATTATACTTAAAAATGCGGCAAGCAGTATAAAAGATCCTGAAACTAAACGATCTACAAATGAAATTATTAAAGTCTTGGAAGAAATACTATTAAGACTAGATAAGCTGGAATCAAAATAAAGATATTCTGAGATAGCCTAACGGCAAGGCAGGTGGCTGTGGAAACCAAAGGAAAAATATTCCGTTCGATTCGGAAGGTTTCAAAGATAACCACCCGGTGGTAAAACACTTTCTAGGTTCGAGTCCTAGTCTCAGAGCCATGATATACTGATTGGCATTAACACCAAGTTGACGTATATCAATTCGATAACAAGTTAATATGTTATTGAAGATGAATGCTGTAAGGTTTACAATTATAACAGAGAACCCTCAACACTGTATCAAGTCGAGGCTAAACTAGATACCTTGAAAGCATGTTAGGAAGAGCAAGGCGACGACATACTGTGCGCTGATAACACTACATGCCCTAAAGTATGCTACCGGGTTAAGGGCATACCGTTAATGGTTTTCAGTTGCGTTCTAACATTAGATGGTGATAAGTTTTTAATACCATCGAACGAATTGAAAGTTAAAAATCTAATAGTTTTGTTTTCTGATTACTTTAGATATAAAGTAAGCTAATAATATCGTATACATAATATACCCTCGTAAGCATCTGGTGAGGCTGGAACATTGTCAATGTTTTGAGGGCGGTTCGATTCCGCTCGGGGGTGCCAAAACCAATTCCCAAATTGGTTTATCCGGCGTGAGGCGCAAGGTAGTGCCGATAGTCTTATACACTGTGATCTTACGAGAGTGGTTCGATTCCACTACGCCGGACCATAACGAATGCGGAAGTGGTTTACATTGATAAACCTTCGTCCTTCGGGACTTGATAAGTGAAATTCTTATCCCTTGCGACCAAGAAAAGATTTGAGGTTCCACCAAAGTCTGAAAGATGTTCGATATCAGACATGAAGATTTGTTCGATTTGTAAGCTCCTGAAAACGGAGTTCTATAAAAATAGACATAGGCCGGACGGTCTACAAACTTATTGCAAAGAATGTGCAATAGCTCGATCTAAAAAGCGATACAAGAATTTTTCAGAAGAACAAAAACAAGAAATAAAAGATAGAACACATCGACAAGCATTAATCAATAAACAGTTTACTTGGGATTATTTCAAGACTCATCCTTGCGTTGATTGTGGTGAAACCGATCCAGTAGTTTTAGAATTTGATCATGTCGGCAACAAAAAGAAATCTGTGTCTAATTTAGCTAATAGTGGTGTTAGTTTAGATGCAGTAAAACAAGAGATAGATAAATGTGAAGTAAGATGCGCAAATTGCCATCGTAGGAAAACAGCTAAAGATTTAGCATGGTATAAAGATATCGTACTGTAACTCAATGGTTAGAGTGCCATCCTGATAAGGTGGAAGTTCTGGGTTCGAGTCCCAGCTGTACGACCAGCAATGCGTAATCAAGATGAGAACAATCAAGATGAGAAGCGTTGCGTTCGATGTGGTTATAACGCGCAATACACTTGGTCGGGATTAGAAGTTTGCGGCATGGGTTGCTATAAACTTCAAATGATAACTAATAAGCCAAACAAGAATCGTGATGTCGAATTCGAAATCATGAAACTATTATGTGATAATATTTCTGTGCAAGGGATTCAAGATGCACTTGATAACATCATTAGGAATGGTGAAAGTGTTAAAATAGGGGCTACCACCTATTCAAGATATTATCCTAATCATCAAACTTGGGTAATAGAGCTTAATAAATATCATAGAGATAATTTACTCTGGTTATTCAATGTGATAGGTTATCCTTCTGGTAATGGAATTGAGCCATTTACATTTGCCAATACAGGTGATTGGGCTGTCGATGGTTCGATTCCATCAGGTACGACCAGTAACGAATGCAGTTAGGATTACATAGCTAACGACCTTAAAGTAGCTACTAGTCCCGAGAGGGATCACACGACGGCATCAAAACGATCAAACAGGTAATGCTGAGGTCCACTGAACTCCTTGAGTTTAAGATGCGGGGCGAACGGCAATCGAAAGATTGCAATGTGCAGGTCATAAAGTGTCTTAACAATTACTTGTCGTTATATTCTTTTTTTATTTCTTCCACAATAGGTGGGCGTTTGAGAGTGACAATTTGGGCACAATAATCTAAGATTAGATAATTCGTTATTTGTATTGTCTCCATCAATATGATCAAGGTGCAAAGAAAGAGGTTTTCCTTGCCACTTAGAAATATGACACTCAATACATTCATTGATAAAAATGTTTTCCGAAATCAATCTTAAACGTAATTGATGAGTATTATATGGTTTGCCACCTTTTATCAAAAGGGTTTTTAACGGAATTTTAGCGTTGTTAGGATGAGGTTTTCCTTCCCAGTGACTTTGCCCTGTAAAATGGCTAATGTCTAAATTGAGTTCTTTGACTCTTTGATAAAATAATTTGTAGGAGCCTCCAGCGGGTACTAGACCTAATGTTTTAAGTGCTCCTCTTACAGAGTAATTATTTTTAATAGCTTCGATAAATTGTTCGTTAGTATATGTTCTTTTACTCATGGCACACTGATATATAACAACAATAGATTAGTCTTCCATGGTCTAGTGGGTTAATTGCAAAAGGCACAGCATGCGGGCTTAAAACTCGTACCTTTGTGGGTTCAAGTCCCACCTGGACTACCATGATATATAATAGGTTATGAAACACCTAATCTATTTTCTAATTATGTTAAGCTGCATGAATTGTGGATCTGCTAAGCAACCACCAGTTGCGCCAAGCGCACCACCGATATACATTGAGCCAGATCACAATCTTTGTCGCTGCCCACCTTATTGTGTAAGGAAAGGTAAGACTTGTGTTAAAGAATAAGCCGACCATTAAAGAAATGTTAGCCGCTCCTCCATTGGTATGTCCAATCTGTGAGCGCCCGAATTATTTTCCATCAGACCATCATATGGTTCCAAAGTCCAGGGGCGGTAAGACTACTGAGACTATTTGCGAAGATTGTCACAAAGCAATTCACGCTCACTTTACCAATAAAGAATTAGAAGAAACATATCATTCACCAGAAGCTTTGTTATCGCATGAGGGATTTGCTAAGCAAATCAGTTTCATTTCTAAGCAAGATCCTGGTGGCAGAACTAAAACGAAGAAAAATAAAGATAGGCTGCGTAGAGAATGACCAAAGAAGAACTTGTTGCACTAGAGGTTGAAAGAAGAGCTTTGCTAAAAACAGTTGCTGAAATGAGCAAAGGTTGCGATGCTCGTATGGAAGTAAGTCTTGATGAGTTCTGTAAAAGTCTGGAAGACAAAGCCAGAGAGATTCAAAAGATAATAGATAGTAATACATAAATATCGTACCTTCATCCAACGGTTAAGACGGATGTCTGATAAACATCAAACGGTAGTTCGACTCTGCCAGGTACGACCATAATTCTTTATTGGAGCATTCATGAGCAAGACAAATTACGATGAGTTGATGGCAGAACATAATAGAGATGAACTTCTAGAAAAGGCTGCTAAATTCTATACTAAGCTAAGACTAGAGCTAGCAGCTAGATCAGACAATGAGCATGTGGGCTCTGGAATGGGCGGCAATGCCTCTCAGTTTTTCTTTCTACTTTCGCACAAAGTAGAGATTGACACAGCGCCTGTCTCAGCTTTTTTCAGCCGTGTTGAAGGTCATAGAATTCGTTTTCATGTGCCGTCTAAACCAGACATCAAACAAGTTAGAAAAGAACTAACCAAGTTCTTTGATGGGCATCCAGATAAATTGGAAGTAACGAACGAGCAATTGTTAGACTCTACGTTTCTTAAAGAGCACCAATCAAAATCTCTAGAAATAAAACTGCTTGCTAGAGCAATAGAAGAATCGAAATTATTAACTGAATGGTTGGATCGAAAGATTGCATTACAAAATACTATTCGTAAAGCTTTTAGTGAAGAATACAAATCAATCGAAACTTCATTTCTGAAGGAAATGGATCTTCCACTTTCATATTTCAGTGATCAAGAAGATGAAGAAGAGGTAGACTATACTCGTTTACCAATAAGAAAAATGCTGAATCAACATCCAGTTTGGGGTGTTCGAAAGAAGGCTGTAGCCAAGCGACAAGAAGAAATGATAAAGCAATTGCTAAGTCAAGAAGATTTGGAAAGGATTTCCTTCATTGGAAGTTTCCCAACCTATACAACGCTATTCGCTTTTAGAGCGTGTATCGGTATTGAAAGAATAGTTAGTCTCAATTTAGATGAATTGCCAGAGTGCGCATTCCTGAGTAAGATTAACAGAATTATTTCAGATAAAGATGTTGAGTCTGACGAAGACTAAAAAGTTTGAAACAAATGCCAGGTAAGGATTACATTCATATGGAGAACAAGGAGAAGGTCCGATTCCTTCCACTGCGACCAAAAGTTTTTATTGCAGTGTAGTGTAATGGCAGCACGTGAAAAAATAATCTTTCCAATTTTTGTTGTTTCAATTGGTGCTATCGTATTTGAGGTTCAAGACCGCCCGCTGAAAACGGGACGAAATGGGTTCGATTCCCTTCGGCACCACCAATGTTATATTACTAGAGAACTGCAATGAAAAATCAAGACAAATTAATTCAAGATATTACAGAGTACTTCAATGCACTCAATGAATCCTTTGAACGTCCAAAAATTACTGTCTCCTTTAAAGAGAATCAATGCGTAGTTCATATCTCCAAGATGTATCATGGTCTTGGAAATTTAGTTTCATTTTCGGCATTGAAATGGTTATCTGAAAAATTGAAAACCGATAAAATCAATTTAGAAAATGAATACTACCGTGAGGGCTGCGAGTCATGCGATTGGGGCTCCGAGCATTGTGTAGATATCAAATGTTATGATGTTCAAGTTTAAGGAAGCTATGAAATTAAAGTATTTATCATTTCTATTATTCTTAGTGGGTTGCGGAGCTTTGTTAGCTCCTGTTACCGCTCCCATTGTATCTCGCCCCGTACAATATCTGCCTGGTTCCTCTTTTGATGGAACCATAACTAATGGATTAACGGCAGGGGAACGTAAGGCTTATTACTCCATGGATGAAGGTATTCAATACCTTCCTATCGATGTACTAATGTCTCTGAAGCGCACTGACGCATCGGGACTAAGAGTAATGGATGAACTTCTCTTTGCTCATCCTGAAAGATTTGGCTTGTTACCTAACTATGTAAATCCTCAATCGGATATTCCATTAGGTATTACTGTATCAACGGACGGGGATTATGTTCCGATGGCGGGCATTAACTGTGCTACTTGCCATACTACAATGATTTCCAATCAAGACGGAAAGTTCTTCTTAGTAGATGGTGGAGCTTCAAGATTCGCCATTGATCGTTTCTTTGGAGAGATGATCAAGGGGCTGGTTGCCACATTAGTTAATCCAGAAGAGTTTGAAGCTTTCTATGCTCGTTATCGCGCACGCTTAGCTGCCGAAGAAGTTCCAGAAGATACTGGAGCCCATCGTCAACAAATTGCTACTCTGGTGCAAAAGTCCTATACTGAATCTGATTTGACGCATCTAAAAGTTAAGCTCAATACATTACCAGTAGTTGATTCGAGACCAACTACTTTGACTTCCGCCGCATATCCAACTCAAAAACAATTGTCTACTAAGTTGGGAATGTATGTTTATCTTGCTAAGAGATTCATTTTCTTCTTCGAGCAAGTTAAGTACGGAACTAAAGTCAGCGGCTCTTTAGAGGCTGACGCCGGCTTAGGTCGCTCCAATCCTTGGTCATCTACCAAGAAGATGTTAAATGATAAATTTATTCACTCTAAGTCATCTTATCAAATTGAAGGTGGTCCAGTGAATACTCCATTCAATTGGGATTTGGATCGTCAACACTGGATTTTCTATACTGGTGTTACCAACTCTCTAGTAGAAAGAAACATGGCACAAGGTGTTGCCCTGTTAACAGACTTCAATGACACCACCTTTGAGAGTACTGTCTCCATTAGGAAGTTAGACCAAGTAGTTTCTTATGCTAAGAGAACAGCTCCACCAGTTTGGTCAGAGAGTATATTAGGATCTATTGATACTGGGCTTGCTGATAAAGGCAAAGTTCTTTTCCAATCCAAATGCTTAGGGTGTCACGATCCTCATCAGAATGATACTGTTACTGCCTCTGCGTATTATCAATACATGGATGTTGGAACAGATGATGCATACTTCAAAGGTCAGTTAGAAAAGCTTGATGGCAAGGATTTGTTTAAGGACGTATTAACTCCATTCATGGCTAAGGTAAAAACTACTGCAGCAAAGAATGAAAACATTTATTTCTTAGAACCATACGAGACCAACAGAACTCCTGTTGTTTGGAAGACTCCAACTATCAATGGGTTTGCAGCAAAGCCATTGTATGGTGTCTGGGCAACTCCTCCGTTCCTACACAACGGTAGTGTCCCAACTATGTGGGATTTGCTTCAACCAACTGCGCAACGTCCAAGACAATTTCATATTGGTGGGTTTGTTTACGACTCAAAGAAGCTGGGTTACGTAGAAGATAAGACCTTGCCAGATGGATTTGATTTCCAGGTTTCTTGTGCATCATGTGACGGCAATGATAATCGTGGACACGAATTTGGAACTGATTTGTCAGATAATGATAAGTGGGCACTGATTGAATTTATGAAGTCTTATACAAAGGAAACGACGTTCTAATGAAAATACAATTAGAAAAAGCAAGTGGGTCAGCGAAATGTCGAGGACCCAATTGCACGGATAATCCAGCTTACATTTCTGAAAAAGGTCGCATCAAAAAAGATACCACATGTGTTGGTATAACTATCCGAAGTGCAGCGGGAAGCAATACCTCCTACTATTGTAGGGAGTGTATTGATAAATTGTATGAAGATATGAGAAAGATTCTTAATCCAAAGTTATGGATTTTCTTATGAATCTTTACGGGTTCTTAGCTCAATGGTAGAGCTACCGGCTCTTACCCGGTTGATGAGAGTTCAATTCTCTCAGGACCCACCATGTTATTTGAAATCAAAACATATAAACTAGAAATGTCTGGTATAGAATGCGGGTGGCATGCTTGCAAACGTTTACCAGAATATCATTGGCATATGATTGGGCAAGTGTATCATATTAAACAAGATACTATTTGCGCCACTATATGTGTTGATGGATTTACAATAACAGTTCCAATTGTCATCGTAGAAAAACAGCTAAAGATTTTGGTTGGTATAAAAATATAGATATGGATCAATAGTGTTAATGGTAGCACAGCAGACTTTTAATCTGTTTAGGTCTCGGTTCGAATCCGGGTTGATCCACCAAATGTTTTGTGATTACTGCGATTGTGAAGGTTGTCAATTTGGCGATGAACTTTCTAGACACGCTCAGACTGCCCATGGTGCATGGATTTGTCACACGTGTTATACTTATGATCTGTGTACCGAAGATGGTCCAATGAGAAATTGGACAGGACCCTGTAAGGAAAAAGTTTGTCCACATAGACCTACATTGATTACTGATTGGATTCAATTTAAAGAATAAGAGGAAGACATGAAGCATGACAACACCATGAAAACCACCATCGTCAATTTATATGGAGGTCCTGGTAGTGGTAAATCTACTTCAGCTGCCTACTTCTACTACCTCTTGAAGACAGAGGGTTTGAACGTAGAGCTAGTCAGAGAGTACGTCAAAGACTGGGCATGGGAAGGTCGAAAGATTAGTACCTACGATCAAATCTATTTCCTTGGCAAACAAGTTCGTCGAGAGAGCATGTTGTATGGAAAGGTGGACTGGATCGTAACAGACTCTCCAGTCATGATGAATCTTTACTACGCCCAAAAATATTGTCCGCAATCTTTGGCAGAAGGTGTTCGAGCTTCAACCTTATCTTTCTATCGTCAAGCCGCAGAAGATGGTCATAAACATATTCACGTTTTCCTTAATCGAAACAAGCCTTACTTAAGCGAAGGTCGCTATCAAACTGAAGAAGAGGCACGTGAAATTGATGGTGGTATCAAAAGACTATTAGAAGATTTTAAGATGCCTCATATTGAATCTACTCCAGATGAATCCGAATTACTTAAAGTGATGAATAAAATCCAAGGTAAGGTATAAGTCATGATTGAAAAATTGGAAGATTTAGAATTGTCGCATGATGATGAAATGGAAACCATTGAGAAGAAGATTCAAGATAAACTCGGCATTTCTGTAAATGAAATGAGACAGGCTCTAAGTGCCTGGACAATGGAGCATGCCGAAGAGTTGACGCAAGACTTTGTTAACATGGCTCCATTGGGAGATTACAGCAAGTTGCTAGAGGATAACGATAGCATGGCAGAGTTTCTCAAAGCAGAAGCACATAAACCAGAACATTGGATGTTATATTCCGTTAGAACTAGTGACGCCAACAAGGCTTTACTTTCTTTTGATTTCAAAAATGATGCTGTTGATGACGGCGATATTTTCAGTGGATTCGTATTTGTTTCTCTGAGTGGCAAAATCAGACATGCTTTTGCTCAAGGTGAGTCATGAATTATAATGTAAAGTGGGATGTAATTGGTTTTCTTATTGTTGTAGCTGGCACCCTCCTTTCATTTGTAGGTTGTGATCCGGTGGAAATGAAACGAAATGAAATCACCAGTTCAGCTCAAAAATTATCCAAAGAGCTACATTACTACAAAGACAGTAATACACATTTATGTTTCGCTGCTTATCACGTTGGTTTGCAATCAACATCTATAACTAATGTTCCTTGTACGCCTGAAGTGGAAAAGATGGTGGATATGTTTTCAACGGTAAAGTAAATGAAAAAGATTATAATTCTCTGTGGAATATTATTAGCTTGCGAAAAACCTTATTCTGAAAAAGAAAAAGTAGGGATGCGTCAAGACTATGTAGACCGGAATGTGACATCATTAAGATTTGTAATATATTTCAAAGACAGCAAAACATAGATTTGTTTTGCTGGAAGTAATTTGAATCAGTATGCGGCAACTCCAAAGAAAGTAGTAAGATGAAACGATATTTGGCATTGATAGTTATTTTGGTTTTTATTGGTTGTGCTTATGGTGTCGCAGATGAATCGGAAGGCGGCTCGCCAGATGCATCTTCCGATGTAGCCGATGAACCTACTTTGCCAGATGCTTCCTTACCACATATGGATGCAAGCGTTTCATATGGTGGGTTTGATTTGGGAGGAACAGAGCCCACACCAATTCAATATCATGGTGGTAGAGTAATGACTAACCCAGTCCATGTATATCTCATTTGGTATGGTAACTGGCAAAACAGACGCACTGTCCCAATCATCGAAGATTTAATTACTGACATAGGATCTAGTGATTGGTTTAAGATCAATACCACTTATTATGAACTACCACCAAGTGATGCTGGTACTGAGTCGGGAATCATCTTCCATTTTGATGCTGGGAACGTTACCACAGATGGTGGAGTTGTTTTGGATTCAGGCACTTATGATGCCAGTGACGATGCTGCCCTTGACAGCGGTCTTCCGAAGACTTATGTTATTAGTCAGGTATCACTGGCTCAAGAAGTCTTTATCGGTTATACTCACGGTTATACATTAGTTGATAACGATATCAGAGATATCGTTAAAGAGCAAATTACTAATAATCAGTTACCTTCAGATGAAAACGGTATTTATTTTGTTTTAACTGATGAATATGTATCTGAAGTTGGTGGAATGGGTGGATTTTGTACAGCCTATTGTGGCTGGCATGATTATGCCAAAATCAATGGTGCTGATATCAAATACAGTTTCATTGGGGATACCGAGCGCTGTCCAGCTGATTGTTCTACCAAAGCAGAATACATTAGCTTAGGCTACAATAGTTCTCCAAATGGGGACTGGAGTGCAGATGGAATGTTTGGTATCACATTAAGAAATAATCTTCAAGCGGAAGGTGTTCTTAATTGAATATCTTCCACCCAATGCTCTATTGCATGACAAATAGCACACAACACTTCTAAATTAGATAGTGAATTATTGTCACGGTTTCTATCTTTATGATGAATAACAATAGCAGCTATGTGCTCATCATATCCACAACGTTCACATTTCGGTGGTTTGTTGTGAAGAGCCTTGTCCATATAATGTGTGATTCTAGTTTTGTAATGTGGAAGTTGCATTCCAACTACCCCACCAATCTGTTGCGCCAAATCTTTATGTTTTCGACAGCAAAAATATAAACCGCTTTTGGAGCGAGATTTTTGTGTAGTGTTTAGATAGAATTTTGTTTGACAATAAGCGCACTCCACATTAGGTTCTGGTTTAGTTTCTTGTGCTCTATTATAAATGCTAGAGCAACTTTGGCTACAAAATTTGGCAAAGCCGCGCTTGACATCTTGTGAGCGAGCCTTAAATTCTTGTTGACAATGTAAGCAATTTCTTGTAATAGTTGACATATGTACCTCGTTGATTTTGCGCAAACGTTTTGCATTACATGCAAATCTATGCATAGCGAGATATATAGATTGTGTTATGGGCTTGTGGGTAAATGGTATACTTTTTCGCTTGCACCGAAAAGTTGAGAGTTCGATTCTCTCCGGGTCCACCAAATTATGACGAGAAAATTCGATCGTAAAGAAAAAGAAAGAAACGATTACATTCAAGAACATGCAGCTAAAAGAACATATTCAGCTGAGTTGAATGCGTTAAGAGAAGAAAATGAAAAGCTACAAGCAAAGGTAGCTAAGTTAGAGAAGAAGATAAAAGATTTGAAATCTAAATAAATTCAAAGGTTAATTCTTTTGAGGTTATCAATAGCTCACTGGCTGATTAGAGAAATGAAAGAACGTTCAGTTTCTCACATTAATCAGCGTCAGATTGAGCACAACTTTGGTCCCTACACGGACCTAGTGAGTCCTGGAACACCGACTCAATAGAAAAATAAACTGTTCCTAGTTATGGGTTCCTAGTTAAATGGGATAACTTTTGGCTGGCAGTCAAAAATTCAGGGTTCGATTCCCTGGGGATCCACCAAGTAAGTTTTGTTATTGAGGAATAGACCAATTGGTAGGTCCCCTGACTTTGATTCAGGTCGGTGTAGGTTCGAACCCTACTTCCTCATCCAGTTATTCGGGAATCGTCTAATGGCAAGACAGTGGTCTCTGAATCCACGAATAGGAGTTCGATTCTCTTTTCCCGAACCAGTTACGAAAATATATGCAGATGGGTGAAACGGTTCCACGCTAGGTTCAAGGTGAGAGCATCATGCTCATACCACGGATACCCTAGAGACATCGGGTTCAACTCCCGCTATCTGCTACCAATTTGAAGTTATTAAATTGTCATGAAGATCAAGCGCAGCACCTTAAAAAAAGCTAAGCCTGAGAATCTACTACGTCTGGCAAAGTATCTTAAACTTAGAACCGATGGCATGAGTCATCGAAATGTTTCTAAGCTAATCTACTGGCTTCTTACCCGCCGCGAAAAACGTGAGCGAGGGCTTACTTGGGCTCCATATTAATTGATATATTTAATATGTGGATCCAATAGCAAAGAAAATACTCAATTCTCTTAAATGTCCAATTTGTGGCGGGCAAATTGATTTATTAACTTATAAAAAGCCTATTAGTAGCAAAGGCAATAATTTTGGCTGTGTAGTGGATCAAATGCACTACGCTATCTTTTTTGTTCACTGGGAAGCTCCCATTCGTATCGAAAAAGAAACCGTGATGCTATATGAGGGAACCAAGCTTTATGAAGTAAAGCAAGAGCATTACTTCCTAGGACGCCCAGTTCCTTGCACTGATATCTACATCAAGCCAGTAGATTTAGAGAATAGAGTGTTGGATAATATCAAGCCTAAACACTTTCACTTTAATAAACTTTTGTTTGATTTTACTAAAACTAATCGAGAAAAACTACTTAATAGAATTAAGACTATATTAGTCTTTCAATAATTTGTCTCTTTACGGAGAATGAAATGTCTACTAAAAATCTAGCTAAGACCGTTATCGAGGGCGGTCGTTATGGCGGCAACAAATACGACCGTAGAAAATCCTCTCAAGAAGAACGTGTCCGCGCCAAAGAGTTTTGCAAAAAGGCAAAGCTTGATCCAGAGGTTGCAGAAGAAGAGGTAATGGAAGAACGTCAACCAGTTTACAAGGGCTTTACCGATAAACTGGCTCCAATGTATCGCTGGCTTGACTCTCAAGCAGGTCGTCCTTGGAGTGATGTTCGTTCCGAGGTTTTCCAAAACTTCGATACTCGTACTACCGCTGGTCGTCATATTACCTTCGATCATCTTCTTCGTTCCGTCGTCGAGACCGAAAGCGGCTTTGATGATCGCGGCTACATCGCAGATCCCAATATCCCAAAAGAAAGTAGCAACAATCGTATTTGGTGGGCATATTCCGATTACTATGTTGATTAACAAGGTATTTTTCAAAAAGCTGGTAACCGTCGCCGTCGTAATCGCGGTCCTCGTGCTTGTACCGAAGAAGAGTATATGGCTGCCGGTAAATGGTTAGATGGTCGCATGATTATGCAAGATGCCGGGAAGCTTCACTGGGTTTCCGCCAACGATGGTATCTGGATGGCTTCCTGGTTCGATCCAGAATATCCTCCTCCACCATATTCTTATGCAAAGCTTGCTTACTATCTACGTGACAATGGTCATCACGAAGAGAAGCGCCAGATGCTTCCTCTCTTCCCAGGTGGTACTGGTTATACTATGACCCTTCAAATCCACAGCGATTTCTGGAACAAAGTGGATCATCCTTTCTCTTTCCGTCAACGTGGTGAATTAACCGATGACGAAGCTTACTTCTTTAAATCTATGCCTCAACGAATCCGCGACGATATTCTTGCTTATACCAAAAATAGATAATGCGTATATTCTATCATATAAATTATGGAAAATTTCAAAGTCCATGGACCATATAAAAGAAGAGACGGCAGGCAAATCGTTATTATCATTGAGAATAATGGTAAACGTAGAACTGTATCTTATCCAAAATGGTTAATGGAAATACAATTGGGCAGGCAGCTTGACCCAAATCTAGAGACTGTGGATCACATTGATAGTGATTTTAATAACAACGAATTAAGTAATCTTAGGATTATGCCAAGGAATGAGCATTCGACAGAAGATACTCGACGTGTTAAACCAGTAAAGTTTATTTGTGCTTGGTGCGACAAAGAATTTGAACGTAGTCCTCGTCTAATCAGAGATAAGGCTCGTAAGAACAAAGCTGGTCCATTCTGTTCTAGGAATTGTGCTGGCAAGTATAGTAGACAGCTGCAACTCAAACTAATTGATAAGTTTGATTCGCAGAAGGCAGTAGATAGTGAATACTACAAAAAGAAGTATGTAGCAGCATCTGCTCCAGTGATCAGTATTGATTACTTCATCGACTATATGTGTGACGTTTGGGATGAGTAATTTAAAAATTAATACCGCTTGACCCGAGCCCGGGGGTGGTTATATTGGCTGCACACGATTCTGTGAGGTATTCAATGTTAACTATTCTAACGGTGCTTGGTATTGTGGTAGGATTAATCGCTTTACCGATTCTAATCAATTTAGATTACGGTGGAAGTGTATGGAATACATTCGACTTTGATCTGACTCAAAGTGAAAAATCTAAACCATCTAACAAGTAAAAGGAAAATAAGTATGTCTAATATGACTATTGCGCAAGCGCTTCGTAGAATTAAGAAACTCAAGGGACAGATTGCTGAACATCAGCAACGCGCCCAATTTGGTGTCTCTTATGATGCCTCCAAGAAACCAGCCTTCCCATTTAAGGAAGCAGTGACTGCCATGTTTGCCATTCAAGACGAAATGGTGCAGTTAGAATCTCGCGTGGCAATCGCCAATGCGAGCGCAACCGTTAAAGACGGCAGCGTTGAAATGCCAATGGCTCTTGCCATTCGTACCCTTCAAGAGTTGAAGGGACGCATTGCATTCCTTAAGGGATTGCATTTGCGCAGTGAGACGGTGAAAGAGCGTCTGACCGAGTGGGATAACATAGAGATGAAAAACATCTCGCGTGTAACCGAAACGACTTTCGTTTCGGATCTCACCGAGCAAGATCGTGACTCTCAAGTCAAGAGCTTGCAAGATCGTTTTGAGGCGTTAAATAACGCAGTCGAAGACGCAAATCACGCCGTAACGGTGTGAAAAGATTTGCCCGTAAGGGCGCAGGATTAGGGTACGCAAAACGTACTGTAAGCGACTGGAACCCCTCTCTCATAGGATAATGCCCTCGGGCATTCATTGAGTACAAATGGCTGCTCCTGATAAGAGCAAAACTCGCTTTCGATATCGATACTCTCCCCAGCGATCTTTAAGCTGGTTAGCAGTTAGCCTTTATAGCATCGTCAGCAGTAAGCTCTGAGCCATTAGCCATCAAGACTAAGCAGGAAGCATTTGTAAACCAGCTCCTTCGGGAAATTTTTCGTACCCTATATTTTTATAAAGTTTGAGAGTGGATTGGACAATCGCGATTATATCGAGGAAAGTCGGAGCAGTTAGAGCAACTTGCCAGGTAACGCCTGGACACCGTGAGGTGGTGGAAAGTGCAACAGAAAATATACCGCCCGTAAGGGTAAGGGTGAAAAGGTGAGGTAAAAGCTTACCGCATATTTGGTAACAAGTATGGCATTGCAAACCCCAAGTGCTGCAAGCCTAATAGAGAGTGACACGCTCGGTCAATACTCTCTGGTTGGTGCTAGAATGATTGGGTGACCAATCATCAAGATTAATGATTGTCTCGTTTTATAGACAGGACTCCGCTTATAGATCCACTCTCATTTTTTATTTGGAGAACATGACATTATGAAAATTATTCCCATTAAACCAATCACACCAGAATTAGTTAAAGAAGCAGAAGATTTAGCTTCTAAGGCGGGTCGATTAGAAGAACGAATTATTGAGCGCATTCACTATATAATGGTATCAATATTTAAAACCTTCAATAAAAAAGAAGCCTACTGGTATTTTTATGGAGCTGAAGAAGGTGATGTTGGAGACCTTTGGAAACATTATAATAAAGATGATATTAATGTGGTGGTAATTAATGCTGTTGGTGGTGACAAGATGATAATCCTTCTCAAAGATGGAAGTGAATGGGGATTTGAAGATAGTATTCCAACACGATGGTTATTTGAAGACTTCGAAGAAGAGTTGTCTGAAGGAAAGAAAAAGTTTAAGGAAAAAGAAGAATCCAGGAAACTTGCTGAACAAGAAAAGCGGCGTCAGAAAAAAGACACTGATGTTGCTATCGCAAAAGTTGCCAAGGCAAAACTTTCCAAAAAAGAGCTGGCGGCACTTAAAAGGACTCTATGAAAATAGATCTCATCTATCCAAAAATTCCAGAGAACTCTGATAAATTTCATGGCAAATGCATTGCCTTTGAAAAGTATGATGGGACCAATCTACATTGGAAATGGGACCCTAATATGGGATGGTCTCACTTTGGAACTAGACGCACTCAGTTTACCCTGGATAGAATTGGTATCGCCTCCTTCTCAAAAGAACATTCAGAGCTAGCATCGGCACCATATATTTTTAACGAAGCATTGCGCGATCAACTAACAATGTTTTTTTGCATAAATAGTGCGTTGCATCTACATAACATTATAGTTTTTACAGAATTCTATGGTCCTAACTCTTTTTCGGGCGGACATGTCGCACAAGATGATCATAAGCTTGTTATGATCGATGTTATGATAAATGGCAGGTTGATGCCTCCCGAACAACTTATTCAAGACTTTTCCCAATTCGAAATTGCTAAGGTTATTTATAAAGGAAAATATTCCGGGCAGTTTGCCGAGGATGTTCGCAAGGGTAAGTATGATGTTAATGAGGGCGTGGTCGTCAAAGGCGTCGTAGATAATGAAGTTTTCATGACCAAGGTTAAAACTAAGGAATATCTAAAAAGATTACAGAAAAGGTAATTTTTTAAATTCAAGATATTGACAATCAAAAGTAAATGCTTATAGTAGTGGCATATACAGGGAACCTTCCCTGCAAATTATAGGAGATTTACAATGAGCACAAATACAGATGTTCAAGAACAATTGGCAAGCATTCAGCCCATTCTTGAAGCCGCACATACGGTTATCGATTCGATGAAGCTTGGTGAGCGCAAACAAATCAAGACTTTGGCACAAGAAGTCGGAGCAAAGCTTGGCAAGGAAGCCAAGGATGTGCTAGGTTTTGTCAATCATTTCGCCCACAATACCAAGATTGCTTATGTAACTCGTGGTAAGAATGGTGGAATCATCAAAGGTGTCAAGCCTGTCAAGACCCCAAAGGTCAGCAAGAAAGATAAGGCTGCTGATACTTTTACGACTCCAACTGTCTAATAATCCTGCATCTAGATTAGATATAGTCTAGTTGCGAGGTTTGTTTGACTAGAGACCGCGAATTTATAGAAAAGTTAATTAAGTCCTGGGCGCAAGACCATCACAGTGGTTTTGTGATTGCAGAATTAGACCCCACTCAAGAAGCTCTGGATAAAACCGGAGGACACTTGACTTGGGTGATTAGAGAGAAGCATGCCAACATCGATCTGCTTGCTTTAGCGGATCGTTTGGAAGTCTTTCTTGAGAACAAAAAGCGTCGTCTTGCTGGCATGCATTGCAAAAAATGTATGGTCTTTTACGACTATGCAGAGCCTAACCAAGCTGACGGTTCCATGATTTGTTATTCGTGTCGAAACCCTTGTGGCTAAGTTATAGGTGAGTGTAAGATGAAGAACCTAGAAATTATTGGCGGTGGTACGGTCTTTCATGTCCGTAACCATCTCGCATTAACTGCGCCTGCTTATGGCGAAACAGCCCGACAATTACAAGAAATGTGCTTCGAGCACGGCTCTGATTACTACAACATCAACTTACATTTAACCAAAATGGCTAATGCTGGTGTAGGAAATTTGGAAACCAATCAAGACATTTCAAAGCTGGTTGATGAGTTGATTGCCAACAAGGATACACGAATCATTTTCTTCAACCCCGCTTTAGTGGACTATGAAGGTAGCATTGCTGCGTCTGGTCCAGTTGGGTATAACTGGGCAGATGATTTGCCAACCAAGAGTGGTAAATACGAAGATCGACTCAAGACTTCGCAAGGTAAACAGATGATGATTCTAACACCATCCGATAAGGTGTTAAAGAAAATTCGTAAAGAGCGCAAAGATATTTTCTTGGTTGCTTTCAAAACAACTTGCGGGGCTACAGCAGATGAGCAGTTTTTA